AAATCTCGTTAATAAATTTAATGAGGAAAATGAGGCTCTAAATAAACGTATTGATACATTTGAAGTTGAAAACAAAAAAAATAACTTCAACAATACTTTTGTGAGCAAAAAAGAAGCGTTTAATGACGCTATAGGTAAAAGTGAATCTTTAAAAGCCATGAAAGAAGGCTCTAGAGGTAACGCTTCTATTGAAATGAAAGCAGATGTTTTAATTTCTAGTGATTTTGCAGGTGCAAGTTCAAGTAGAGATGCAACAGGTGTTTTAAGAGTAGATGGCATCAAAAGAGACCCATCTAATGTAACAAACATGATGGGTATTATTCCAGTTGGAAATACAGATTCAAACGTAATTAGATACGTCAAAGAATCAGCATACACAGATAACGCTGCTAATGTTGCAGAGGGTTCTGCACCAACTGATAGTGAGTTCCAGTTAACAGCAGAAGATGCTGTGGTTCAAAAAACATCTGCTGTGATGACAATTTCACAAGAGATGCTTGATGACACTCCAGGTCTTTCTTCTTATTTATCGCAGAGATTACCTGCAAAAATCAATACAGTAATTGATGACCAATTAATTGGTGGTTCAGGTAGTTCACCTAATTTATTAGGATTAATGAATGGTGGAACAACTTTTGCGGCAGGTGGATTTGCAAATGCAATAGAATCAGCACAGGAATTAGACGTATTATATGTGGCAATGAACCAGTTAGCATTATCTAACTACGCCGCTAATGGTATCGTGTTAAACCCAACTGACTTCCATAAAATCGCATTACTAAAAGACACCACAAATGAGTACTTGAGAGGAAATTCTCTAGTATCTGCTGATGGTTTCTTTAGAATCAATGGCGTTCCTGTTTACATGAACAATAAAATGGCGGCAGGTAACTTTGTAGTAGCTGATTTTTCTCAGGCATCACAAGTATGGCAAAGAGAAGGTCTAAGGGTAGACTTTGGTTACGAGGATAGCGATAACTTTAGCAAGTATTTAGTTTCTGTTAGGGGTATTGCTAGAATTGCACATTCAATTTACTTACCAACTGGTATTGTAAAGGGTGCATTCTCAACTGCTAAAACTGCATTAGAAACATCTTAATAAAGTTTAATTAGTTAGTATTTAAAAGGGCAACAAATTAGTTGTCCTTTTTTTTTATCTTTACAGCAAACAAAATTTAATTATCATGAAAGTAATATTAAAAACAGAATTATTAAAAGATGGTGTAACTTATGACAAAGGATGTGTTATGGATGTACCCAAAGAAAATGCAGAGGTTTGGATTGCAAAAGGTTGGGCATCTAAAGAGGAGAAAGGTAAAAAGGAAACCAAAGAATTTAAGAAAGATAAAGAGACAAAATAATGGTAAGTGTACAAATTGATTCAACGACTGGAAGTGAATTAGTTTCTACTTCTGAAATAAAGAGTTATGCTAGAATAGAAACCTCTAGTGATGATACGCTAATAGGTATTTTAAATACAGCCGCTAGGACATCATGTGAAGATTATATAAATAGAGATATTGTAGCAAAAACAAGAACTTATTTTAGAAGTCATGTACCTGAAAAGGCTGGTAATTATGTTGGTTTATATGCAGATAGGTATAAGATTGTTTTACCATATGCACCAATTAACGCAATAACAAGTGTACAGACACAAGAAAGTGATGGTTCTTTAAAGACTGCTAGTTTTGATTCGTATGGTTTTGATGATAAATATATAATCTTAACTGGTCTGCCAAATGATGATATTAAAATTGTATATACAACAACTGGCATGACAGATAGTGCTTTAAAATTAGCAATATTACAACTTGCAACAACATATTATGATAATAGA